CAAAACGGCACATTATGAAACCGTGCTTGCCAGGCATCGTAACGTGATCGCAACTAGAGATAACAAGGTAGGACCTCTTCGTCACTTTTGTGTGGTAAACCTACTAAATCCAACACAACAAGACGGATCATGGCTTTCGCTAAGCGTCAAAGCTCACCGTCATTGACCAATACGGCCGACGGTGGCACGGAAATGAACATTCCAAAGTCCAAATCATCCCCGCCGCATCTAGCGAAATAGTACGAAGAACTCGCACTAGCACAGCGATCAACTATGAGAGTGTTCAACGGCACGGTTGAATTCTCGCTCACATCTGCATTGAGATTGGCGTCCGCAGACACAATACAATCACCGATTGAACGAGAATGAGTTCTCGAGTACTGCGGAACTAAAACCTCCAAACCATTGTTCAAAGTCGTAACAAACGGTTGAGCAATGTTGTTGGCGGCCGCTCTTGCATCCACATTTCCGAGGACGTCATCATAACGATTGATGACCCAGTCTCCGAAATTTGGAAGTTCAGGAACGTAGTAGGCTAACGCATTATCATTGCCGGTAGTGTAAGAATGACCCAAATTATGGATCATCTTAACTCTAACGGAGCCCCGCTGTAATGCGAAACACGAACCCAGAATGGAATAAATGTCCGGATAAGTGTATGTGACCTTATATGTTGTGCCATCGTAGTAGCCCACTACGACAGCGAAAGGATTAAAAGCAGCAAAAGGTAACACACCATTGCCACTATCAGTGACTGCTGAAAAGCAAGGAACCTTCAACAGTTGGCGAAACGATGTAACGTGTTCACCAATGCAAACCGACGAGGTCACGAGGTCATCGGTTTGTTTGCCGCCAAACTTTGTTGAATTAAAACCACATTCAGCAGAATCACCCATTTGATAAGATGGTAGCTGTGTGGGATAATTTCTGTTCGGTCTAGGAACGGCGAACTCAATATCATCTCCTGCAGCAACTTCGCACAAAACACGAATGGTGCTAGGTACGGTAGAAGGAGCAATGAGAGGATCGAGAACATGAACAGTAAACAGAGGATAATTACTTTGATCCTGCGAGTCAGTAAGCTTATATGGTTCCAGACCAATATAAGGCAATACAAATTCAGCTTCGTTGTTACTTCTCAAATCAATAACTTCACGATGAATATATTGAGTTTGGGACAACGAAGGACTAGTTTGTGGATTGAGAGACGTATTTGGCATATAAGATATCATCAAACGGCCAGAATGAAACTCAGTCTTAACAAATTTAAATCGGATTTTCATAGAACCTCTGTAATAACGGAAGAATTTCGAGGTAAAAGTAACGGGAGTGTGAGTAAAAATTGCAGGAACGACGGAAGCAACCGTCGAAAACCCTCCTGGATAAACAGTATGATTAGACAATGGGGTCCCAGATGCAGCCGAATCAGCCCAATTAAAACTGGCATAATAAGCGTACTTACATGCAATAGTTTTAATGGCAAGCTCGTCCACATCTGTGCCGGCAAATCCTGGCAAACCCTGAATCTGGTTGCGTGAAGTATAAGCCAAAACAGCTGAATTGTCTGGGTTATCGGAATTTGCAAAACCAGAGTTGACAGATCTGATGATCTTGTGCTCTGGTCCCAAATTAGCCGGTTTAGAATAACCCAGGCTCCAAGCTGCTTTAGACATAACATCAGCGACCCAAGATGCGGGACGTGCGAAAGTGGATAAAAGCGGTACTTGAGACATTCGTCCAAGGCCGTTAGACACCAACTTCAATCCGGAAGAAAGAGGTTGGATACCTAACGATTCTTGTTCGGTCTCGGTGGCGTTTTTCTTCAAAATCTTAGAACGAATTCCAGACTGAGGAATAGCGACACCAGTAAGCTCAACATCCTCCATGTGGAACCATAGAGTATAAGATGCCGTATTGTCTCCTGACCCAGCTTCCAAAGCAGAATAAGGATATAAACAAATATCCCAGTTGTCCTGGAAGCCATTATACGCCACCAAATTAGCAGCGCGAGAAGAAATATACGGCAATCTCAATTCAACCACGGAGTCGCATGCGACATCAAACTCAACGTGAGGCAATTGCGTACGTTGAGTCAACGTAGCAGAATGAAGTCTCACAAAAGTATCAAGCTTGGCCCCACTTTGACAGGAGCCGGCCAGAGGAACGGCGCATAACATGTACCGTCCTTGCTGGAAACGGGTTCCGTTGACCTGCAGGCGAAGAACGATCGTAGATCGCATGCCAAAGTATCCCTCCAATTTGTTCTTAATTAACGAATAACTAAGAGCCGTGGAAGGAAACCGAATGTGTCCAAAAGTAGACACCGTATCAGTGGTACTCAACACTCCAGACGAAATAATTTGCGGTTTCTTTAAGAAATCTCGAATTTCTTGAATATGCCCTGTTGAAGAGGGCAGGGTGAGCTTGTTCACCAATGGAACAAGCTCATTAAATTGAGTCACAACAACACCTGCATCGTCGTGATTTACAGTCGTGTCCAATGTTTGGACACGACCACCCTCCATCTGAGTGGTGGAAGTAGGTTGTTTTACATCGTTTTCCTCGATATACATTTCGTTATTTTCATTCACGCAATGATTTACATGTGTTGTCTGGACGCGTTAATCCTTGGCAGACATGACGGGTTCTCTGACTTTCGGTGGGCTGCACCAGAGGCGTCTGATAGTAAAGCTAAATAGCTAACCAATAATACGTGCAAGCAAGAAAACAAACCGATTAACATTATTTTCAGGTAACCAATACACATATAATCTCCCCTTAACCAGAAGTCGATTAGCACATCAAAGGGGGGCTGTCAAGTGCCGGACGCCATCCCGGCAGCGTTTTAACGCCCGCTACGGCGGCTGTACACTAATATAAAAAGAAGGGTTGTCCTACAGTCTTGTCGCGATTACTTTCGTAATTTCGGTCGACCTGGATTAAACCAAACCTTTTCATATAAGTGTAGTATGCCTTCGTTACCACATGGGAGTAACGATCAAAGATCTCTCTTCCATGCAATGAAAGCTCTCGAAGAACCAGCTCCATTTTGTCATGCACAATTTGTACACGCTGCGAATTGTCTTTAGTCCAATAAAGGCACTCCAACAATTCAGACAAACGCCAAGGAGCCACGAACATTCTAATCTCAGAATCATATCTGAAAGAACGCTTGAGGAACTCAACCTGTCCAATAGATCTCCACTCCGCTAACGATTGAGACTTTGTCTCTGACGTATAAACCAGACCCATAGTATCAAACATAGCTTCTGAAATAAATTCTGGATTAAATAAGTCGGCATACTTAGGAGAAACCGCGAAAACATTGTCATCCCCATGAACATAAAGTTTAATATGATTGTCGAAAGCGCAATCGCCCAAGTCAATCAAATCTTCATATTCTCGAAGCATTTTCTTCCAACACATTCTGAATGAAACATGATTGTAAATGCAATTCATTAACGACGTAAGTGGGTGCCCTGAAGGCATACCACCACACCATTGATAAATTACACCCCTAAAAATATGTCTCGAATGAGTTAGCTCTTTTATAAGCGTAGTTCGTGCCAAAACATATTCGTCGTCGTAAAATTTATTAATTTCATCAACAATATACTCGTGTGGCAATGGAACTTCGCTTTTGTCGTAGCCTGAATAATCTCCGGCGCCAATATAACTGACACCATCCTTATCAGGCATAGACAACAATTGGCTGGCTAAATAATGCCAGTCATCGCTGTAAGGATTCATTCCTAAAGTTCCTCCATTATGAATTTTATTCTTAACATAAAACAATTGGAACGATCCAAACAGCATCCGCGATACGATGAGAAGCACAACGTTTCCTGCCGAAAACAGGCGCGTGTTGCCGCTCCTCACCTTATCTCGCGGTCTTAACTCATCCTTAAGAGAATCCGTAAAAATCTGAGGAACACGAACCCCGTCTTGCAATGACTCAATTAAATCGAGGCACTGTTGGCGAAGTTCACGACATTCCTTCGACGTAAAATCAAAAGGGCCATCAGTTCCAAAAAATCTCTTCTTTCCCCTTAAAGGATGAATTATACAATTCCATGGATAACCCGGTGAAGTCGATCTGTCGATACAACAAAAGTCAGGGTCGAATTCTAATCCGGCCGCTGCTTCCTCAAACGATAGCACACGTCTCTGAACATCAACATTTGAATTTGCATAAACAAAATCGAAATATTCAGACACACTTTGTCGTAATCTAATTTGATTAGGAACCTTAGTGTTACGACAAAAGCCATCTAAAGCTTTTCGACCTGGGTCAATTACTCCATCCGGGGTTCTAAAAGGACGCAGTCTCGCAGGTGCCTTTTTGGATGGACCCCATTTCTCATAAAGAGGAGATGGAATTATCTTTGTACACGTTGGAGCCGTGGGTACATATTTCGGATTTGCATCCAAAACATGAAAACCGGGATGGTTATGTAACATAGCAACAGTACTCATCATAGGCGGATCGGAATCTATGTCGCTGTCTCCCATTTCAACCTCGGCAGGTTCTTCAGGAAGTAAATCCCTTTCGGTCGAGGTTTTTAAACGCACCGGCTCAGGAACTTCTTGGAAAACTGCCTCATAGCGAG